GAAACTCTGCTCTAACCATGTAATAGTCTCAGAAATGATATAATCTAAGTTACCAAGGATCAAATTACGAGCATCTTGATATCTGTCACCTTGTACATTGTAGGTTACTGACTGACCAGTGATTAATCCATGATTAGGGAATGTAATCTGCTCATTAGAAACATCTACGACACTACTCTGTGTGCCATCGAAGGTAATAGTCCTCTCATTGATAGGATCTAACTTATCAACAACAGCAGTTAAGATCTTTCTAACGTCTAGTAACTGTTTACCGATAACTTGGATGTTAGTTGGGACTGTTGCTGTATAATCTGGTTTACCAAGTACAAAGTTCTCGATACGAGATAACTTACCTGTGTTAGAGGCAGATGGTTTAGGTACAAAGAACGTAGTTCCATTGAAGGATAGGTTCTCATCACCAAATCTCTGTTCATACCAGTCATTAGGATCTGGGTTAGCAGGGTTGTAATATGATCTACGTTGATATCTCTTAAATGCTGATTGTGATACTACCTGTGTACCCAATACCTTAAATCCAGCTGGGTGAGCAGAGTTCTTAAACTGATTCTTCCACTCTCTTACGTTGATAGGTGAATTGACAACATATGAGAACTCTTGGTATCTGTCTGAGTCATAGATACGCTGATCATTGAGGTCAAGTATACCAGTGGTGCGTTTAAACTCAGCAGTGGCAGTTGCGATAGGTGATACAGTGAAGTTAGCAACTGATCTGTCAAAGTCATGGATCTCACCAAACGCATTAGACTGTAAACCGAATACTGGTTGGTTAAGAGCAAACTCTCCTCGTTCTACTTCTACTGATAGAACCCTACCTTTAGGATCCCATGCCTTAACTGTACCTAGAGCAGAGAATGACGCTGTAGATGAACCCTGATAGAGTTTCTCACCAATAGAGAACGCAGCAGGAGTCATAGTTACAGTGATCTCATCTCCTAAGTCTGTAGTTGTTAGGTTGAATGTTGCTGTACCACCGTCACCTATAGATGGTGGTGAAGTAATTGTTATTCCTGTTCCGTCTAAAGCATCAGATAGTGTTTCTGCTAGTTTGAGTTGGTTACTAGCAAGACCATTAGCAAGTGTAGGTGATATAGCATAGTAAGTTGTATTCGCTACAAGAGGAGATGGCAATGTACCATCAATCTCTACCAACTGTACTTCTGTACCTACAGGAATCTTGGTATCGTATGGGAAGTTAAGTGTGCTGTTAGATTGTAGTGGAACGAATGAGTGTGTGATCCTTGCTTTTACAGCAGGGGTGCTAGAGAATCCTTTACCAGGATTTGCTATTGTAATTGCCTGAATAACTTCGTTGTCAATAATAGCATCCATAACTGCACCGCTTCCACCTCCACCAACGAGTTCGATTGTTGGTTTGGTAACGAAGGATCCACCCCCGTTTGTAACAGTGAAGAAGTCAACGATCTGAGTTCTTGTGAGTTGTAGATTATAGTTTGTATTAACGCTTGGTTTAAGGGTTCTGTCATGACTATAATTGTACGTAATGTTATCTCCACCAAGACTGATGATCTTACCTAGATCACTAGACTTGAGTAGTATCGAAGCACCATTACCAGTACCCTGCTTAATCGTAATAATAGGAGGATTTTGGAATCTAGTTCCTGCGTTTTCGATCACGACAGAACTAACAGTCTCGTCAATGATCTCAGCACGTAGCACAGCACCTATACCTGTACCACCAGAGATTTGAACTTCAGGAGCAGATAAGAAACCTGAACCAGAGTTAGATACGATAACCTCATCAATAGAGGCATCAATAGTTGTTGCGGTTACTGCCTTTCTTACAAAGTCAAGTGAGTCGACTCTAAGAACAAAGTCATCAGCAGAACTACCACCTGTGATATCCTCACCACGAACAGTGATAAGGTCACCTAGAGAGTAGTTTGCTCCACCAGCTAATACATTAGCAGCAATTACATCATTATTTGAAGCAGAGATGATCACCTGTATTGATACTCCACCACCACCTGTAGGTGCTACAGATTCCTGTGATACGGTATATGTGCCTGGTGTAAAGTTAGCAGAACTGTTCTGACTATTGATACTTAGAGTGAGGACACCACCGTAGAATGGATCATCAATAAAGATTTCTGGGGCAGTACGGTAATTACTACCTCCATCACCATTTATAGCTATATTACTAATGGTTCCTATCTCAGGACCTGATGAAGGAACGATAGCAGCAACGTTTGCTTGCTCACCTGAGACTGCTGTGATCTTTGCTTGGTTTGATCCTGCGAATAACTTATTAGTATTGTTATTACCAGTGGTAAACATGATGAAACCACGAGTAGTCGCACCTACTAAGTTATTACGTAGAGGTTGTACTCTCAGTGTAGATGTATTTGGATTCCAACTAATTACCTTACCTCTAGCAGTGTCACCATCTACTACTGTCTTAGAAGTTACAACGTCACCTGTATTGAAGTCACCGAATATCTCATCTAGTGTCAAGTCAACAAAGTCAGGCATCGAGCAGATGACAGATGGAGGGTTAGCACCGTTATATCCTATACCCGCATCAATAACAGCTACGTCCTCTAACTTACCTGAGATAGTAGCAACTGCCTGTGCACCACCACCTGATCTCTCTACACCTGTAAACTTAGGAAGTGTAGCATAGTTTCTGCCAGGATCACCAATGTTGATAGAGGCAACACCACCTGAAGGGAATATTGAGTTAGTAGCATATGATATCTGGTTAGCTGCTGTATAATTGTTCTCTGGTTCTCTTGCTAGGATAAACTCAATAGTAGTGACAGTAGGAATTGCTGATACAGTGTTTGCTCCTAAGAATGGATCGTTAATTACACTGAGGTAACTACCATCAACAGCACCATTGATGTCAAAGTAGAATAGTGTGCCAGGTACATCTGTTAGAGAGATAGTTATAGATATTTGCTCTCCTGTAACTGGATCATTCTCAGCACTTACAATATTCTTATAGGTGAATACGTTTGTATTCTCTTTATCAAATGTAAACTCTAGTCTCTTACCGCTGTTAGATGAATCTTCTGTCTTAAACTTGTATAGATGACCATTGATCAAGTCTAACTTAGGTTCTTTAACATATACTTCAGTTGCTGTAGGAATAGCAGTGTCAGTAATAATACCTACTGCTTTCTTGAACTGGAATCTTCTTCCTGTGGTTGTTCCTGTTACTATATGTGTGCCATCATAGTCTGATGGGTTGGTTCCTGTAATAACAACCTCATCACCTATGGTCAACTGATGGGCAGCTGATCCTCTGACAGTAAATTCTTGATTAATAGCGTTAGGTGTTACATAGAAACCGTTAACATTACCAATATCACTCTGAGCGATAGGATCTAACTGTTCGTTGTTGTAATATCCCTTACCCTCTTTAGTAAGAGTGACAGATGATACCTCACCACTCTCATTAACAACTATAGTGAACTCAGCACCTTCACCAGATGGTGCAGATGAGTTAGCAAGTGGCACCTTAGTGTATGTGCCAGGTGTACCACCACTACCAGCCATGAATGTCCAGAGGTTCTGGACTAATCCACCTGTCTTCTTGACATTACCGATGTCTATAGAGAATCCTTGACCTGTACCGCCAATATTTGAGATATTAGCAGTTAGTACGTCTCCATCGCTATATTCTTTACCTTCTCCCTGTATAGAGACTGATGTAACTGTATTACCGCTTACAATGATATTAGCGGAAGCATTCTGTCCTGTACCGCCTATTAGAGGAATACTGTTATAACTTCCGTTTGTAAGTCCTGTACCGCCAGTTATGGCAATATTCGCTTGTACGATCCTACCTTTTGAACTAATAGTGAAATTAGTTACATCAAAGTATTTAAAGTGATATTTGTCGTATATAATCTTTACATCGAACTCACGAGTGTATTCGTTGTCACCAATAGCAATATCTACAGTATCGCCCAATTTTAGGTAATGTGCAGATCCTGTAGTAATAGTTCCTGTAATTATGTCTGTAGTCGAGTTTACACCGTATGCGATGGAATTAGTGTCCGTTCCAGAGATTTTAGAGACTCTAGCAGATATACCGCTTCCTCCAGTTCCTGTTTCGTCAAATACGAGTCTATCGTTAACTTTATAGTTGAATCCCGCACCTTCGATCAAATACTGGTCTAATCCACTTGAGAAGTACCTATTTGTCGCAGCAACGAATAATGAGTCAACAGAACCACCTCTGATCACTGGGAAGTAATCAAAGTAACCAATACCGACATCTACGAATCCAATGAAGGTAGAATCGTCTTCTAGGACTATAGGAGTGGTTGCGTCCTCTAAAGCAAGGATATACTCGATTGGGTTGCCTTTATTCTTTCTTCTGACTAATGCTGTGTCTGTAGCAACATATGGGCGTTTATAACGAACTGCGTCTTCTGTAAAGTTTCTTTGGAGTCCATTTCCCTTCCAGTTGATATCATCTGCCTGAGAGTAGAAATTAGGACCTACAAAGTAAGGAAACTTCGGATTACCAGTAGTTCCGTCCAATGCACAGAAATATGCGTATACACCAGCTGGATATTCGGGTGTGACGCAGAATCTACCATTATACTGATCTAAGTCACCTAATCCTTCGATATACTCATAATCTTCAATATATGTTCCCATCTTGTCGATCTGTGCTAGATCGTTACCAACTAGTGCATCTCTCTCCTGTCTAATGCGATAGGAGCTGATCATTTGCTTTATTTCGTTATATGGGTTCTTATTCTCTCTATCTGTGAATCCGTAAGGTCCGTAGATGGGATGTCCGTCAAATGACCATCCTATGATTGGGGAATGCCTTGTTGGGTTTAATTCTGCGTATGTTGTGTCACTTACGTTGTCACCAAGTAAGAAACGCATCTTTTTAGGATTAAAGAGGTATCCGTACTCTCCACCGTAGATTCCGAAGTTAGCACCCTTCATAGAGATGCCATTGTTGTCATCTGTCTGTTTTGGTGATATAAAGAGTGGATCTCCGACCTCATCCGCACTAGCAGCTAAGTTCTTCGTTAATATCGGTAATTCGACTTGGAACGTTGCTCCAGAGCCAGGATAGACGATATCGACAGTTGTGATACCAGATGTATAACCAACACCACCATTAGTCACGGTAATGTTCGTAACTTGCTGTGTAGCGGAGTTTATAGTCGCAAACGCAACTGCACCGACTCCATCTCCGTTAATAACGACATCAGGAGCACCATAGTAGTTACTACCACCAAATGTCAAGATAATAGATACAATCTTACCATTTACGATAGATGGGTACGCAACAGCACCTGATCCAGATACTAGAGTGATATTTGGTCTCTCATTATAGTTTGTGCCAGGATTTGTGATTGTTATGCCTTCTTCCGTCAATCCACCACGAACAACCGCTGTAGCAGATGCACCTTCTCCTCCACCACCAGATAATACAACTGTGGGCACAGATTGGTATCCTTCACCAGATGCAGACACTGATATGGCAGTTACCACTCCTGCGGTGATTGTAGCAGTCGCAGATGCTTCAACTGTAGGATCACCACCAACAATACCGACTGTAGGAGCTGATGTGTAACCAGATCCACCATTATCTACGTTTACCGCAAATAGTGAACCAGATACGCTCACAGTTGCTGTAGCGGAGATTCCTTCAAACTCCCAGAGGCATCCTCCGTCCTGTGCGGGTGTAGTGCCTGTATGTGTTGGTTCAGAACCTAATTCTGCTGTTTTACCGCTTCCTAGGTTTCTATATCTGTATCCTAGAGTATTTCTAATTCTTTGGTTGAGGAAGAACGAAGTATCTCTTTTATGGAGTGGTTCAAACTCTACAATCGGTGGATTGGTGATATCATAACCAGATCCCGCATTTATTACGGATATTGTCTTTACGCCACCAAATAGTTTTGTATCGTTAGATTTATAGGAGAAAAACGGTACACCGTTCACACCAATACCAACTTGACCCACAGGAGTCGGAGTTTTGATGGATTTGGTGATTGTGGTGAGAGGAATGCGTTTTAGGTATCTCTGGTTGCCAGGATCTAAGTCATCAGTGTGGAAAGGTCCTATTTCGTGACCAGGCACACCTGGTGACGCTATGATAGCGTGTTCTGCACTTCTGTAGACATTCTGTACGTCAGATGGCGTATCTTCCAATCCTAGACGAATAGATGTGTCAGATGACGTAGATTTCGCAAATTCCCGCGTTACTAGGAATCCTACGTCTACTCCACGGATAGGAGTGCTAGGAATAAGGATACTGAACGTATTATTGTTGCTGACACCTCGCACAGTGAATGTAGAGTTGTATACGTCCTCTGGTGCGTTCAATATGACAATAGTATCTTCTCTTCTCAATCCATGCTCTTGCTCAGTCGTAATATTCGCTACAACACTGCCATCTGACTGCGGAACGTCTAAAGTGAGTAATGTTCCGTTCAATAACTTCTTAACGTTGTATATGAAGGATGGCCAGATAGGATCTAACGCATCAAAGCCTGGTTCTGATGGTGTAGTGACTTTTGAGTCCTGTAAGTAGTATTTTCCTCCATCTACAATGTCTATACCTCTAGTACCGCCAAATACTGTCAAACTGATCTTAGATCTGTCTCTATTGCTGTATCCAAAGATCTCATAGGAAGAAGTTACCTCAGATCCCGCAATATGTGGTGCATTGACTGTATTCTGCCTCGCACGGGTGCATCCTAGGAACTGGGTGACTGTTTTGTCTGTATAATTGATAATCTCATCATCTATACGAATGGAGCCGTTTATTTCAGGCCATCCGATAGTAGAGTCGACAGTTACGACATTTTCCGTCAAATTAGATCTTAGATCTTCAGCAAGGAGCGTCTTATACGGAGTTGTGAAGTTTCCATCGCCATTTTCCGTATCTACATCCAATTCGTAGATCTTTCCGTCTTCGGTAAACACCTCAACTACGGATTTTACGTATATACGTGCGGAATTTACATTTGTGTCGTTTGGATCGTTCTCTTGGAATAATACTTCGCCTGTAAGTTCTACAGGGTTTCCGCTTATCGCTGTAGCACGAATAATCTCTCTTACGGTGTAGAATGCATCACTAGGTTTGAATATTCTGTCTTTTGGATACTCAATAACTGACTCTACGCCAAATAGCACTCTCATCAAGTATTTGAATGACCTTGATGTACCCTTGGCAGCATAGAAGTCCTTAAGACGCTTCGTAACTGTTGATTGTTGTATCTCAGGAGCAAACTTGCTTGGGAATGCCTCGGCAAACTGATCTCTGAACCTCTGTAGTAAGAATAGAGGCAATAAGTTGTTTAGGTTGACAACAGTAGACCCAAAGTCATGGTATGCAGGTGTTGACTCAGTAAAGGTGTACTCCTTTAGTGTGCCTACCTTGGTAGTGGCATGAAAACCTCTAACGCACTCCTTAAATTGTGTTTGTCCCTTGCTCTTGTAGTATATGATCTCTTCGTCTATCATTATGAGACCTTCTTTTGGAAAATCTCTAGTATTACTTACGTCTATGACTGTAGCGTCAGTTGTTATCCCAGAGGACGCTGTAGTCGACTCTACGAGGTCGTTTAGACGGTCTATGTTATAATATTCATCTAGGTTCTGTATTACATCAACTGGGTTACCTTTCAACTCCAGTGCTTGATAGTAATATTTGATAAATTGAATGAAGTCAGGATAGTCCTCTCGGATAAACTGAGGAATCTGTTCCTCTAGTCTATCAGATATCTTAGTTCTTGATTCTGGCGAAACCGACGCATCTATCGGGTCAACGGTAACCTCAGTTTGAGGTGTGACCCACGACGCAACTTTCCACGACGACTGTTCAGCTGGCATTACTAACTATAACTTGATTCTGGTACGACACCTGTTCCAGAAGTGTTTGAACCACTGGAAATTTCATCATCAATTACATTAACAACTAGATTATCTATACCTAATGTCAAATAGGTCTCTCTGAGAGAAACAATGTCATTAGATTCTGGAGTTACGGAGAATTGGATAATATTATCAGTAGAACCAACCACTTCAGTAATAACGAGGTCGTTGATTGTCACTTCTCCCATTGTATAGTCAATAGTTCCCCAGTTTCCACCAATATACTGTTTTGAACCATCTGTGGTTACATAATAAAGACGGATTGTACCTAATCCATCATCATTAAGGTAATACACTCGGTTTCCACCATCTGCACGTTTGAAACCGTTAGTTTCTAGAGTTGGTGTGTCCAACTGTGCGTTAATTCTGTTTCCGAAGCAAATTTTGTAGTTAAATCTTTGATTTAGCGAAATAGGAACATTTTTACGCATCTTCACCTTCGTGATGTTCGATGTGATAGCTGGTTCCGCGTCATCAATGACTTTTCCAAGTTTAGAGTATTTAAACTTGCCACCAAACTTGTTAAACTCGGCAGAAGCGTTAACTGTCTCTAAAGTTCTGTAGATAATCTGTTTTATTTCTTCCTGTGACCTTCTAGTGGTGTTAGGGTTGAAATAAACGTAAGTAACTAAGTCAATATAGAGAACTGACGGATCCATGATCTTTGGTTCCACCGCACCTACAGAATAAGAACGAATTTTCTTCGCTACTGCATCTTTCTCCGATATAGACAGACGATCTGCGTTCTTAGGTTTGATTACGACAATGACTTTACCGTATTCTGGTGGATCTGCCTCCTCACCACCAAAAGCAACGATAGATTGGACGTTAGGATAGATCTGAGGGATGATTACCTCATAATCCTTAGTAGTCACTGCTCTACCGAAGCTACTATAGAACTTAGGTGCAGCATACTTGATGCTATCAATGGTTTCTGGTTGTGCACCACCATCAGGAGGTACATCTAGCGTCAAACTGATGCCAGAAGTGATTGGAGCGTTACGGGAGTCCTTTACAGTCCCCGCAAACGAGAATCCCTTCAATCCGTTAGGTGCACCACCTACAGATGTTGGGTATGTTGCTTCTATTACGTCACCGTTGACTAATGCTTCACCTAGTACACCGTCACCGAAGACTAACTCCTGTCTCTTGCTCTCTGATTCCTCTAGGAAGAAGATTTTACTGATATTGCTTACTGCTGTTATGTCTGTTGCCTCTAGATATGCATCAGTGATAGTTCCACGTGACACCTCGACTGTCATAGCTGATGTATCAGCGTTGAGGTTGCCTAGTATGAATCTCTGTCTCTCAGATTCTGTTTTTACGAAAGTATCAGTGATGAATATTCCTTCAAATGCTACTACGTCATTAA